AAGTTTGTATAATCCGATACACTCAACATTGCTACGATACCCTTGAGCCAGTTCAATAAGACTTTCTCCGGCAGGAGTTGCCTTACAAGGATGGATCAACAGACTATCTGGCGGTGCAATTAGAATGCTCTGGCTCGACAGCACAGAAGGCTTCGAGTAGCAGCCTGACAAGCTCAGGGCTGAGAAGAGCACTATTGGGAATAACATTGCTTTCATGTTCGTCATTCTCTTTTTGTGTGGATGGGCTTGGGAGATACATAGGAGACTTCTTGGACAGAGCGGTTATTCTCTTACCGAGGTCTTCCATTTTATCTTGAAGCTCCTTCTTCTCAGAGGCGAGTTCCATGAAGTCGCTCTCATCTGCCTTACAAGATAGTTCCTGTTGTTTCAAGGAGTTTTGAAGGCTTAAATTGGCGTTTGCGCAGTTGCTTAAGTCCCGCTCAGCTACAGACAGATCGCCTTTTAAACTGTAAGAATAGTAAGCAAACAACCCTGTTGACACTAAGAAAACAAGGTTGCTTACAAACAAAACTTTGATGAGGGGAGAAGATAGGAAACTAAACATCTTTGTTCCCTTCTTCTCTCATATCGTCATAAGACTGATCCACGAACCGACCAACCACTCCAAGTAGCCCAAGTACAGAGGCAGAGATTGCCAGAGTACCGAAAGCAACTTGAGAGGAGAGGACACCAAGAATAGAAAGACCTACAACACTTACAGCAACAAGGAAGTTAGCAAGCAAGGACAAGAAGCTGTATGTCTTAAGAACCTTTCTCCAATTGTCTACTAATTTCATTGTATTGCTCCAAGAATTGCTTATAGTCTTCTTGCTTCTCTGGTGTAATCTCGCCTAAACAGTAAGGCATGGTTTTGTTTCTGCGGATGACAAGTCCTTTTAATTTCTTACCGCCTGCATAAACCCATCGGGTTAGCTGCTCGCAAGCTTCTTTGTGCTTACCTTGATTGACAAGACGAAGTAGTGTACTACCTTTTACAGAATTGATTCCAAGATTAAACGTGAAATCATTCAGAGCCTGTCGTTGCCATTCAGAAGCGAAGGTTCCACCTTGTCCTTTCACAGCAGAGTCGGTTTGTTTCAGGTGCTTCTTCCAGTCGCTTGCGAAGATTTCCATGCACTCTTCTTCTGTATAGGAAGGCTTGATTTTCTCCCCTTTCTGCACAAGGTGTCCAGCACAAACAGTTTGAAGTCCCACGGGATCAGAGTACGGCTGTAGTACCAAACCTTCCGATGGTAAAGTTAGGTCATAAGCTACAAAAGCAGCAGGGGCACTCAGCCCCGCTGCAATAAAAGCTGCTATGAATTTATTACGAAGTGATTTCATTTTCTACCGTAGGCTCTTCAACAGGAGACGGAGATACAAACTCATTACCTTCATAAATCCACCCAACTTGTACAGAAGAGTTGCACGATTTCCAAACTAAATCTTTATGAAATCTTCCTTCAGGATTAATATCTGTAAGTTCCACTACAACATTATTTTCAATTCGTGCCCACATATTATGCACCTCTTAATTGTTCATTGATCTGCTTTTTTCTTTCCACACGCCGTTGTCGTATACAAGCACAATAAGGTCGTTGACCGTAGAAAGTTTACATACTTGGTTCAGTCGGATATTTCCGGCTGCACTTAGGAGTGTAGCCTGTCGCGTATTGGTCTTTATCCGAACTGTAATTTCTTGACCAGTCTGCGCCCCATATATCGTAGAAATAGAGAATTCACCAGGAGAGGACGAATCAACCACTACGACTGTCGGGTCGAAGCACTTAGGTGCTGTAAAAGCCCCGTCTGAGGCTAGAACATTAAATAGCCTCGCGTTGTGACTGGTGTTATTTGCAGAGCAGATTGTTAGCGCTCCACCAATCAATAAATTCTCTACAGAATTTGCGCTGCAGGAGTTACCCACGATGGTGTTTATGTTGGAGAGTCCAACTTCAATAATCCCATACGCCTGAGTCTTTTCCGTCTTCTCGTCGTAGCAGTCGTTCCCATTGACAACGCACCTAGTCACATTATTCAGCTTTATGCCGGCTGAACCTGACTCGTTTACGCCGTTGCCTTGTGCAGTACATGAGCTAATTATTGCTCCGGACCTTTGTTCGCCTCCGTTAGAAGTTACATAAATGCCGTTTCTTCCATTACCGCTAACCTCTACAGCGGACACCACAACCCCGAAGTCTTCTATAAACACGCCGTCTAATATGTTTCCGTAATAGCTTCCGCCAATAATCCTGACTGACTCTACAAACACAGATTCAGACGCACCGGTTACGATTACTCCGAATTTATTTCCGCTTGACGTGCATCCTTCAATGTCGACTCTTTGCACGGGTGTGGAACCAGCCTGGCGACACGCTATCCCTTGAGATAGGGAATTCCCTACGGCCGTGCAGTTTCTTATTTTCACGTCTCGGCAAAAGGCCGCCCGGATGGAGGGAGCAAGCGACCCGTATCCCTCTTGGTACGCCCGGCAGTCCTCGATAACCGCGTCGATTACTTGAGCTAGGTTGTCTCCGGTCTTGCTTGAGTCGTTTTTATTGACTAGTTGGCCGACGCCTACAACGCCATAGAGAACGTCCTCTCCGACAATATCCCGAAAAGTAACTCGTCTGGCAGGCGCCCGAGCGATCACCCCGAACCCTGCGTCACCCCATGTGCGCAGCAGAGTTAGGTCACTAGTGTGCGACGGTTCAAGGTAACGCTCCTGCCAACCTATGTGGCGGAGAAATACCCGCTCTATAATCACGTCAATGCATTTTAAGGGCGGCGTGCTATTACCATAAGGGAACGCCCTCACACCGTATGAATTCGCCGCCCTATCCCCGCAAACTTCAATTCCAGACAGGGGCATGTTGCGTATCTCAACGTCATGCACCCTTAGCCGTTGTACGCCGTAGAACTCCATTCCGTAGCCAAGCCGACCATCGTGTGCAACACCGGTTGATCTACCGTCTAGAGTAAGGTCTGAGACTCTGATGTTAACGTCGAGGTCTGTCCCAGTTGTTTCCCCTGCCTTACGATTCATCAAAAGATGGTGCGTGTGTCCTTGCTCGTCGAAAGGCATGATTGTAGTAACGCCAACGCCTTGCCCTCTCAGCCAAGTATTCGACGGTACGACGATTGGCGACGATACGCACACTACGCCTTTCGGGCATACTACCTCACCGCCCTCGGCCAGCGCTGCAGAGAATGCCGGCGACCAATCCCAAGTGGAAGGGTCAGCCGGGTCAGGCATTATCGTTATAAGCCCGGCATAATTCTCGACATGCGTTACCATTCAATAATCACCATACCTACGCCGCCCGGGCGGCCTGACCCGGCTGCGTTCGCCCCGCCACCAGCCCCGGTCCCTGCTGTAGAAGAGACGTTAGTTCCACCACGGCAAGATCCGCCGAAAATCGACGGGCCACCGTCACCACCCCAGTTCAAGTTGTTGTTGGTTGAATCTGGTGCTCTTGCGCTGGCCCCGTCGCCACCTTTCAAATTGAAGTCTCCGCCAATCCCCGTGCCGCCATCACCTCCCGCGCCGGACGACACCCCGGCGCTACCACCACTACCACCTGTGGCTGAGTTGTACGCTCCGAAAGACGAAGTGCCACCACCAGTACCGGCGGAGGTAGTGCCGCCAGCGCCTGCTGCACCGACAGTAATCGACACCGAAGTCACGCCGGTGAGGTCGACAATCTTTATCGATGCGCCACCAGCGCCACCGCCGCCTGGAGCGCGTACGGCGGAATTGTTGTTCCCGCCGCCACCGCCACCACCGCCGACAACAGTCACTTTCGGTTTGATGATTCCGATCTGCATGGCAAGCGGAACAGCCCAATTAGTTACGCCGGCAACGGCAAAGGAGATAATACCGTGTTGTTGATACGGGAACCAATAAACATTACTGACATCAGTTACAGGATTTTGATTTGTATGCGTTTGTAGTGCTACATAAATCAGACCATTGCTACCTTGAACATAGCTTTTACCGGATTGATATTCGGTTTCAGCATCCCATACTGCAATACCGTGTTGGTTAATGTGGGCAAGCATCTGGTCTTGACGGTTCTGAATCCAATTTTCCCACTGATAAGGGGGAACTTCTGCTGTCCACCCCGTTTGTTTTTTTACATCAGAAGGCTCTACAATAGAACCCCCACTTGCCCATATTTCAGAATAGTCCGGTTTATTAATTAAAGCCATTATTTAAAATTCCTCGTTAAAACAGTTGAGAGTATTTTCCACCGAGAGCAAGATCAGATAAATCTCCGTAACCCTTTGCATTTGGTACGCCTTGAAAAGCAAAGAAATCTTCGCCGTCAAATGATCCGGTATTAATCCGCACCCCAGCAGGTTTTAGTGTAAAATAAGACGGGTAGTTGTTCTTGGTGGTAAAATAAGTCAGCAAAGCTCTTTCAAAGCTATTAAGATTTTTACCAACCATGACCGTGAATTGAGCACCACCCTCGGCAATAACATTATTAACATCCACACCAAACACGAAACTAATGAAATTCAGGACTTCATTTGGTGTTGAGTTTGAGGTATTCTTAATAATTTTTGCTTTTATGAACTGCCTGTACTGCACATCATTCAACAACACACTTCCAGTAAGAGAAGTAGTTACGTCCCAATAATAACCACCTACGGAAGTGTCATTCAAATCCCCATAACTTTCTGCTTCAGGGTAGCCATCGAAAGCGAAGTAAGGGATAATGTCCGAGTCAATAAGTTCTCTAGGTTGACCTACAATTTCACCAATTTGGTCAAGTTGCACACCTGTTGCAGTATCAATACTCCTGAGCTGCATTACTTGTCTTACAGCTTCTTGTATGTCTTGTTGACCTATGATGAGTATTTGTAGATACTTATCAAATACCTCTTTTCCTTTGAACTGCTCAGTTACCCTTTCTCTCGCTTCACCTAAGTAGTCTACAATTTCAAATTCATTAATAGCCATGATAATACCTTATGAAATTGTAATATTTATATTAGCCGCATTTAGGGAAGCTATATCATCAAAAGAAAGTACCAGATTGGAAGTTCCTACAGGACTTGGAGAAGTCCCTATAGTAAGGCTGTTTACCTGATGACCTGCTACCGAGTTGATAGGTGTGTATAAACGGCTGTATACTACATCATCCCCAATCCCGAAGTTGGATTCAAAGTATTCAATCAAAGCCTGTTTAATTTGATCCGCACCCGTTGCTGGAAAATCAGACGTGGTGCTGATATCAATATCGATATAAATATCTACAGGCGTTGGCCTTGAGAATGAAACGTCATGTGGAAACCCTTGAACATCGAAGATAGTTACAGTAGTGTTTCCATAACTCAAGATTCCAATCGGTTTGTTTTCCCATATAGCATTAGCAACGGATGTTGAGATACCGCCTACTACAATTGGTAAGAAGCTATGTGGTGGTACTCCGTTGGAATCCGTAACATCGGCGTCATTTTCATAAATCTTAACTTCTTCTACAGAATCTACAGAACTAATGGCTGAAAAAATTGAGTCCAAAGAATTAGTGGCACGGATGTACTTACTATCCCTAAATCGTACTCTCAGTTCTTCATCAGTTTCTCGGAAAGTGCCCGCTGATGCTGAGGAAATATTACTAACCGAATTCCAACCCAAAATGGGTGTGGTTATGGTATTAATATTTCCAACAAAAGCTTCAATCGGTCCCACATCTGCTGCCACTAACTCAGAGACTGTGCTGACTTCAACAATATTGAGGTTGGAAGTTACAGAAAAGGAAGTGGTCTGATAAGGGTCTACCCTGTCAACTATCAGGGTGTTGTTCTGAATAGTAGCCGTGAAGGTTGGGGGGAAGGACGCATCTACAACTGCTTTAATACCATTTAGGATGGAAGATGTTGTTGCACCTGTACCAGAGGTGTATGAAATGCTTCCTGTTGTGGAGGATGTAGCGAAAGTTATCTCATAAAGAGTGGAATCTGAAACAGTTCCAACAGTAATAGAAATCCCACTTGCCGCTGTACGGAGAAGAGAAACAGCAGTTCGTGTCTCCCATTGCTCACCAGTAAACTCATCAGTGACCACACTACCCACAGGAATCAGCGTGTTATTTTGTCCACGGAAAATAGCGGGTACTGTGCTGTACGAATCACCCTCCCGCACAATGCCACCAATTGCTACAATGTTATCAAGAGCAATGCCAGTGGCAGAGTTAACGTCGAAAGCAGAATATACTTGTTGTAAAGCTTCCCAGAGATCAGCTTCTGATGGGGCCGCAAGACCAATAAGTCTGCCCAGAGTAGAGCTATCACTGGTATCTACCACTTCGCCGGGGGGTGTAATGTCCTGAAACAACTGTACGGCCAACTGTCTGCGTTCCGCTAAAAGCTCCGACAGCCTTTTTATTACCAGACCCTCTGCTGTTAACGCCATAATTTATAATCCTCGTATTGTTTATTCTGAATCTGTAGGAGCTTTTCAAGTTCATCTGCGAGGATAGTTTTGGTAAAGCCTGAAGGTAAGGACTCTTTTGTAAATGACATTGGAAAGTTATCCTTCAAGACTCGTTCGTGGTTAAATGCATCTTGTCCTGCATCATACTCCCACCTTCGATAGAGGGAGAACTCTATCCCAACCGGACGACAAAGCTTATTGTGTTTGACGATACGCCTACGTAGGTCACCAGTTATCCCATACTTATAACCCACCAAAACTCCATCACTCATAATAGAAAGGATGTAAAGAACCGCAGGTTTATCTTTTTGGAAACCATACTTTGCACATCTAGGACAACCACAGCCTTTCAGTGTAGAGGCCACAGAAGTATCCCACTTATAAGCGCACACCTTGCAGTTTAAGGATACACGAGAATCTTTGCTATAACCCGACTCCACGTACTCAAAAGAGACTAATTCGGTGTGCTCTCCGAGTTTCCCCAATACCCTATCTATTACCACATCTTTTGGCAGCTTCTCAGCATTTCCGCAATAGGAACAACCGACCTTTTTCAGTGCTAGTGCGTTGTAGCTTGATTCCCACACTTTATCACAGTTATTGCACTTAACAAGTAAAGGATCAAAAGCGCCACCTACTTCTGTATCCATCAGCGTTAAAGGTTTACTCTCGATTGCATCAAGTATCTTCTTCAACTTTCGATCAGGCGTTGTCGCCGCCTTTTTACTGCAAAGGCAAGGTTTTCTGCCGGACAGGAGACTTGCGGCGGTTACGGTTGACACTTCTTCGCAAACAACACACTTAACCTTAAAGTAACTTCTCTGGTTTTTACCCTCTTCCAAGACTTCGTAGTTTTGACCATTGTGAGAATATTTACTATCTTTATAGTATTCAGACAACAACATTATACATCTCTTGAAAAAGTTCCACTGCAAGTTGCCTGCGCTCTGCCAAAAGCTCTGAAAATCTTTTTAATACAAAACCTTCAGCGGTAACGCCTGCCATAAAATCTCCATAATCACGCTGTAGGCGTAATAGTTATAGTTGAAGTTTCAGCACCAGAAGTCACCTTTACACGGAAACTCAGTGTGTATTGTCTATTAGATAGGGTAGAATTAAAGAAAGTAAGCTCTTTTACTCCACTTTCTTCTAAAATCTTTTGCTGAAAGATTAAGTCAACAGCTTCTTTCTTCTGTTTGAAGCCTAGAATTCTTTGCCAGTAAGGGACGCCATAGTTTGTATCCAAAAACCACTCACCAAGGAAAGTTAATAGACGAATCTTCAACCTTTGAGCAACAACATCTACCCGCTCTGTTGTAACTGGGCATTGCCCATTAACAAATAAAGCATCGTGTGTAACTGGGTCTAGTAGTAAATCCACAATAACTCCTTATTTGTTACGGATTGGATGGACCGGGGGAACTACCATGAACGTGAGTAGCAAAGTTAATACCGTTAAAGGTCATTGTACCTGTCGATGCGTAATTACCGTTCTGTGTCAGATTACCTTGGAGAACAATATCACCAAACCAGTTTGTCGTTGGGGCATTGATATTGATTACAGCAGAGGCTAAGTCAAGGCGACTATTGGCTGTTACAGTGGCTTGGTCACAGTTCACTTCAACATTGTTGT